CCTTGAACAGAGCAAGCGAAGGGCAGAGGTATGTCTACCAATTGAAGATGACTTACATGAGATGCTGACACAACAGAAAGAGGACTTTGGATTTCAGGACTACGTGGCCCCTCGCGTCCTTCCTGTGAGGGGTAGGTATCACCCGTATAGCTTAGAGCGTCTCAGCAAGGCTGGACGGGCTGTTATGAGGGCATCTAATCTGCCAGAAGAGTTACGACTGATGGACTTGCGTAGGACAGGCACAACACAGATGGTCGAGGCTGGTGTTCCTATGGGGCAAATCATGTCTGTAACTGGACACAGTAACCCGCAGTCGGTGAAACCGTACATGAAAAATACGTATGCCAGCGCAAATAGTGCATTGACGGCACGTAAATCGTATGGTAAAAGCACTTAACTGCCGCAAAGGAAAGTGATATATACATGGATAATATATATAACATTGTAAGTGATATGGACGTGCCTGTAGGTACGACTAAACGCACAGAGTGTCCTAACTGTGGGCAACGCACGTTTACTGTCACTAACAACATGGGTTCCCTGTTGTGGAACTGCTTTCGTGCAACATGTGATGTCAAAGGCGGCNCACGTGTGCGAATGACAGCCGACGACATCCGTGCTGGCTTTGCTGGTGCTGAAGAGTTTGCTAAACAAGAGACGTTCACAATGCCTGATTATGTTGTACAGTATGACTGGAACGTAGCGGAGATTGCGTGGGAGTTATACGAACTAGACGCAGAGCAGCTTGGCTTGATGTATGATGTCAAGGAACACCGCATGGTCTTCCCCATCGTGCATGATGGCAAGATTGTGGACGCCACGGGCCGGTCCCTAGGTAAACGATTACCAAAGTGGAGACGATACGGAAGAAGTGGCTTGCCATACACATCAGGGTGTGGTAATGTCGCCGTAGTTGTTGAGGACTGCTTGAGTGCTGCCGTTGTTGGTTACGGTTCCTTTGTTGGGGTTGCGCTCTTAGGCACATCGTTGCAGGAGACGCATAAGGAATATCTCTCGCAGTTCTCAACAGCCATCATTGCGTTAGACCCCGACGCGCTACCTAAGACCTTGCTTATGGCAAAGGAACTACGTGGACACGTTAACGATGTTCGTGTCCTTCGTTTAAAAGACGACCTCAAATATCGTAACCCAACAGATATGGAGAATCTAAATGGAATTATCAATCATTAGGAGCCTGATGGACAAGTCCTTCTATGACGACCATCGTGGTTCAAAATGTCCGCAGCGACTATTTAGTAAAGACGTGCGGAAGATTAAGCAGTCAATAGATACTGCTATGGACAGGTACGAGCGTAGTGTTACGCCTGATGAGATTGAAGCCCTGTTCCTGTCGGACAACCCGACACTGACTACGGCGCAAAAGAATGCGTACTCTAGCCTGTTCTCACAGATTAAACGTGAGACGCCTATGGGTAGCGACGTGGCACAAGAGGTGCTGTCTAAGCTGTTCCAGCAGGTAGTAGGCGAGGACGTTGCCAACATTGGCTTTGATATGGTCAATGGTGATGCGGCCAGCCTTGAGGCTTTGCGCAACCTGCTTGAGCGTTACGGTGATGACTTCATCCCCAACCTCAATATTGAGTGGGACGACATCACGATTGAGACGCTGATGGCAAAGGCAGAGTTGGAAGCCCGTTGGTCTTTCAACATACCCTCTGTCACACGCAAGGTAGAAGGCGTGTCAGGCGGTCAGCTTATAGAAGTGGGCGCAAGGCCCAACACAGGCAAGACATCGTTCCATGCCAGCTTGATTGCCAGCCCCGGTGGGTTTGCACATCAGGGTGCCAAGTGCATCGTCTTGTGTAACGAGGAGCCTACACACCGTGTTGGCGCACGTTATCTGACTGCAGCCGCAGGTATGTCTGCCCGTGAGGTACGGGACAATATGTCCAAGGCCAAGGCACTCTATCAGCCCGTGATGAACAACATCAAGATTAAAGAGGCAGGTGGACGTGACATGGCATGGGTTGAGTCTGTATGCAAATCATACAAGCCTGACATCCTTGTGCTAGACATGGGTGACAAGTTTGGTGTACAGGGTTCTTTCGCCCGACAGGACGAGGCACTGAAAGCCTGTGCTATCTATGCCCGACAGATTGCCAAGACCTATGACTGTGCTGTGTTCTACATGTCGCAGCTATCTGCTGATGCAGAGGGCCGCGCACAGTTGAACCAGAGCATGATGGAAGGTAGTCGTACCGGTAAGGCCGCAGAGGCTGACTTGATGATACTGATTGGCAAGTCTCCAACTGTCGAAGGACAGGAAGAGGACAGTCCGCTACGCCACATCAACATCGTTAAAAACAAGTTGAATGGCTGGCACGGTATGGTAAACTGTGAACTAGACTATCTGACAGCGAGGTATGAGGGATGAAGCTGACACTTGATGTAGAGAACACTGTCACCAAGCGTGATGGTAAGACGCACATGGACCCGTTTGAGCCAAACAATACACTGGTCATGGTGGGTGTGCTGACTGACCAAGACGTGTGCTACGCTTTCCCATTTGACCACACAGGGCATGAGAGTGGGTTTGACTACAGTGACCGTGTGCAATGGTTCTTAGACCAAGCCACCGTGCTTATTATGCACAACGCATCACATGATTTAATGTGGTTGTGGGAGAGCGGCTTTAAGTATGACGGGCCTGTGTTTGATACCATGCTGGCTGAGTATGTGCTTCAGCGTGGTGATAAGTCCAAGCCGTTGTCTCTTGAGGCATGTGCAGAGCGTTATGAACTCGACACTAAAAAGCAGGACACTCTCAAAGAGTATTTTGCCAAGGGTGTTAGCACTCGTGATATACCTCTTGACGAACTGTCAGAGTATTGCATAGCTGATATCAAGGCCACACAGCAGCTTGCTGACAGGCAGATGCGAAGACTTAACAGTCAGAGTGACGCTGGCCTGATGGGTACAGTTGACCTGACAAATCAAGTTGCTGTATGTCTTGCTCGTATCTATCAGCGTGGCTTTGCCATCGACTTAGATGTGCTGGACGTTGTTCGTCAGGAATACGAACAAGAGCGAGATGACCTTGAGCGTGACCTGCAGGAGCATGTGCGTCGTCTCATGGGAGACACACCTATCAATCTTAACAGCCCAGAGCAACTGTCTTGGGTTGTTTACAGTCGTAAAGTTCTGGACAAGCAGTATTGGGGTAATCAGATTGACCCGTATATGAACGATGCAGACTTTCGTAGCTTACTTGCAGGTGGGACACAACGTCTGTATAAGACAAAAGCAACACAGTGCCACGAATGTAATGGTGCTGGTCAGGTACGAAAGGTGAGGAAAGATGGAACTCCATTTGCCAGAACTAATAAGTGTTCATCATGTGGTGGGGCTGGTTATCATCTTGTGGATGGTAAAGAGTTGGCTGGACTAAAGTTCAAGCCCCCCGGCCCTAAGTGGGCTAGTGCTAATGGCTTTAGTACAAGCAAGCAAAACCTTGAGGCTTTAGAAAAAGCAGCACGTGTCAAAGGAATGACAGAAGCTGTAGACTTTTTGTCAAAGGTTCGACGCTTGTCTGCTATAGACACGTATCTTTCATCTTTTGTAGATGGGATTCGTATACATGCAAAGAGCGACAATAAGTTGCACGTTAGACTAAACCAGCATGTTGCATCCACGGGTCGGCTTACTAGCACAAACCCTAACATGCAGAACATGCCACGAGGCAGCACCTTCCCTATCAAGAAAGTGTTTGTCTCACGTTTCGCAGGTGGCAAGATACTTGAAGCTGACTTTGCGCAGCTAGAGTTCCGCGCCGCCGCATATTTATCACAGGATGGAGTAGCAATGGATGAAGTATCTACGGGATTTGATGTACATGCATATACCGCTTCCGTTATTACTGAAGCTGGTCAGCAGACGAGTAGACAAGATGCAAAGGCGCACACGTTCGCGCCACTTTACGGCGCAACGGGCTTTGGGCGAACGGCAGCGGAAGCAGAATACTACACACACTTTACGGAGAAGTACAAGGGCATCTCAAATTGGCATTCCCGATTGGCTAAAGAGGCTATAGCTACAGGTAAGATTACCACGCCATCTGGACGTGAGTTTGCATTTCCTAATGTAGTCCGCAAGCCCAATGGTCGTGTGTCCTACTTCACACAAATAAAGAACTACCCCGTGCAGTCATTTGCCACGGCAGACATTGTACCTGTGGCATTATTGCACATAGATAAAATGCTTGACGGCATGAAGTCGTGTGTGGTAAATACTGTGCATGACTCAATCGTCATTGACGTACATCCTGATGAAGAAAGGAGAGTTATCAACGTGATAGACGAGACTAACAGGGTGTTGCCTGACTTGATTACCATACGTTGGGGGTTGGTATTCAATGTTCCCTTGGAACTAGAGGCAAAAATTGGCCCCAACTGGCTTGACACTAAAGATGTGTCGTGATATAACTATGGCTTTCTAACTCAAAAGAGGAGTATAAAACACATGGAACTAACAACTATAGACACGAATAACTATGCTGCTATGGCTAAAGCTATGGGCATTGCAAACGAAGCTACGAGTGAACGCAAGCAAGCCAGCACTCTTGCTCGTCTACGCATCAATCACTCACCTGTCATGGGTGAGGCAGAGGTGAACGGCAAGAACGTAAACATGGAAGTGGTAGCTGGTGGCACCTATCGTCTGGAAGTACCAGACGGGCCTACTTACTACGCAGAGGCGGTGAAGATTCGCCCGTATCTGCAACGCTTCATGTATAAGCGTTTTGTCCGTGGCATGGGCGACCAGCCTAATCGCTATGTCAAGACCGTCATGGCTGATAACCTTAACATTGACCTCAAGGATAATGATGGTGGGTTCAACTGTGGTAAACCTGCTGGCTATATCCAAGACTTTAAGTCTCTGCCAGAAAAGACGCAGGAACTCATCAAGCAGATTAAGCGTGTTCGCGTTGTGCTTGGCACTGTCGAACTGGTCAATGCCACAGATGCGTCAGGCAACCCTGTGGATGTAGACGAGACTGCTTTTATCTGGGAAGTCGATAATCGTGACGCCTTCAAGAATGTAGGTGGTGCGTTTACACAGCTTGCCAAGATGAAGCGACTGCCTGTGCAGCATGTTATCACTGCCAATACAGAGGAGCGCAAGATTCCTACTGGTGCAGTGTTCTATCTGCCTATCGTGTCGCTTGACGTTACTAAGACACTTGAACTGACCGATAAGGAACAGGGCATGTTTGGTGACTTCATGCTGTGGGTAAACAACTACAACGAATACATCATCAATGCGTGGTCTGAAAAAGCTAGTCAGCATGACGATGAAGACGATGAGATGATTGTTGATGGTGTTGTAGACATCGAAGTAGAAGAGGAAGTAGCCTAATGAACCATCCTGCTGAACTGGCGTTGCACCAATACATGGAGAATGCTGCTAGTGGTAAGTCCACCATGTCGGTGGAGACTATCCAGCAAGTAGGTCTTGATGTCATGGGTGCGCTTGGACGCCAGTTTGGTGGGGGCAACAAGCGGGGTGAGTTTGGTCTACGTATGTCAAACGTAGGTAGGCCGACTTGCCAGCTTTGGTTTGAGAAGAACGAACCAGAGAAAGCATTGCCCCTTCCAACTACATTCGTAATGAACATGATGATTGGAGACATCGTTGAAGCTGTTTTCAAGGGTCTATTGAAAGAAGCAGGAGTCCAGTATGAAGACGACAAAAAGGTTACTCTTGAACTTAATGATGACACATCCATCGACGGCACTTATGATATTGTTGTTGATGATGCTGTTGATGATATTAAGTCCGCTTCTAATTGGTCTTATACAAACAAGTTTGAATCCTTCGACACTCTTAGACAGAGTGATGCTTTCGGGTATGTAGCACAGCTTGCTGGCTATGCGAAGGCAGCAGACAAACGAGCCGGTGGATGGTGGGTAGTAAACAAAGCCAATGGTGAGTTTAAATATGTGCCAGCTACAGGTATTGACATCGACAAAGAGATAGACCATATTCAACAGACAGCAGACACTCTGGAAGAAAACAGGTTTGAGCGTTGCTTTGATGCAGTGCCAGAGAAGTTTCGTGGCAAGGAAACAGGTAACATGGTGCTTGGCACTGAGTGTGGTTTCTGTCGCTACAGATTCTCTTGCTGGCCTAATCTACAAGAGCGTCCTGCTGTGATGTCACAAGCAAAGCAACCAAAGATGGTTGCATATGTATCGTTAACAAAGGAGTATCAGTAATGAGTGAAGAACTAGATTCCTTGCTAGATGAAATCAAGGCCACAGAAAAACATCTATCGGAACTAAGACAGGAATATCGTCAACGTAAGACTGCAGGTGTTCGCGCCGCGATAGAGGCTCGTAACGAGGCAGACAAGGTGTTGCGTGAAGAACTAAAGGCGATTGGGTATCGTGACCCGATGGACTTTTGGAGAGGGCGCAGTTTCTAGTGCCTAGTCACGCAGCATTTCGCGCAGCACGAAAGTATGGTTACAGGAGTGGGTTAGAACACAAGGTATCTATTTATCTTGACGAACTCAAAGTAAAATACGACTATGAGAAGTTAAAGATAGAATGGGAAGACCTTGCNTACCGCACCTANACACCAGACTTCGTGCTGTGCAATGGTATTATTATCGAAACGAAGGGCATGTTNACAGCNGCAGACAGGAGAAAGCATCTTGCAGTTAAGAAGCAGCATCCCCAGCTTGACATCCGCTTTGTATTTGAGAATAGTAGACGTAAACTACGTAAGGGTGCCAAGTCCACTTATGCAGAGTGGTGTATCAAATATGGGTTCAAGTATTATGACCGCATAATACCGGAAGATTGGTTGAAAGAGAAAGGCAAGAACAAGCACCCGAAGTTCATCAAGTTCAGTGGAAGCAAAGTAAAAAGGAGATAGCTATGGAACACATGTCGTTTGAAGATGAGGATTTTATAATCCGTGTTAGACCAAGCGTAAAAGAAGACGGAGAATGGACAGGCGAGATAGACATCTCTATTATTTCTCAAGCGGACAACCCGCTTAATGATGAGGGATATAATCAAGTCATGCATTTTTGCAAGATGGTATGCTCTACTGTACCTATAATGGAGCAAGATGAAACCCTGCGTAATCTCGTTCATACGTATGTCATGGAAGTAGTTGACAATGATGACGATATAGCGGATGATGATGAAGTAATCATCACTAAAGAAGATGGTAACGTGGTACACCTTAACTTTGGCAGTAAGACAAAGGGGAATGCGTAATGCGACATGAAGAGTTTATGAAGCAGGCTGCTTTGAAAGCAGACGAGGCGGGGGCTGCTATGAAAGATATGGTCAACAGTCCCCCGCACTATAACAAGGCGGGGATAGAGTGTATTGACGCCATACGTGCTGCCACAGGAGATGGTTACGAATATTACCTGCAGGGCAACATTATGAAATACCTGTGGCGTTACCGCTACAAGAACGGTACAGAAGACCTCAAGAAAGCACAGTGGTATCTGGATAAGCTGATAGAGGAAGTAGAAGGCTGCTACGATGAGAGTTAAAGTCTACCTAACAATCGACATTGACCCTGACGAGTATCCTGTTCCTGCCGACGAGGACGTTGGCACGGAGATTGAAGACGGCATTCGTGAATACTTCTATGATGTAGACGGTGCTGAAATTAGACATGTTAAAACACTGACGGAGTGACGAGATGAACAACTATCTACCTACAGACTATCAGAACTTTATTGCCCTTTCCCGATATGCTCGTTGGAAAGAAGACGAACAGCGTCGTGAGACTTGGAGTGAAACAGTCGAAAGATACTTTGACTACATGGAAAATCACCTTGGACAAAACTATAATTATGCTTTGCCAGATGAACTACGTGCAGAACTTGAAGAGGCTGTGCTTAATCAAGATATCATGCCAAGCATGAGAGCATTGATGACTGCCGGTCCTGCACTGGACCGTTGCCATGTTGGCGGCTACAACTGCTCTTACGTGCCTGTGGATGACACTAAAGCCTTTGATGAAACTATGTACATACTTATGTGTGGCACAGGCGTAGGCTTCTCTGTAGAACGTGAGAACGTAGATAAGCTGCCTATCATTAACGAACACTTTGAGCATACCCATACAACAATTAAAGTAGCGGACAGTCGTTCTGGATGGGCAAGGGCGTTGCGTGAGTTGATTGCTATGTTATACGCAGGACAAATTCCAAAGTGGGACGTGTCAGAGGTAAGACCGGCTGGCGCAAGACTAAAGACTTTTGGTGGTCGTGCATCTGGCCCTGCTCCTCTTGAAGAGTTGTTCCAATTTGTTATTGACAAGATTACAAACGCTGCAGGTCGTAGGCTCTACCCACTAGAGTGTCACGATATCATGTGTAAGATTGGTGAGGTTGTAGTCGTAGGTGGGGTACGACGTAGCGCACTCATCAGCCTGTCTAACTTAGGTGATACGCAGATGCGTCACGCTAAGTCGGGGCAGTGGTGGGAGAACGAGGGACAACGCGCGCTTGCAAACAACAGCGTGTCCTACAAGTTCAAACCTGACATGGATACTTTTATGCGTGAGTGGTTAGCTTTGTATGAGAGTAAGTCAGGTGAGCGTGGTATATTCAACAGGCAGGCAGCTAAAAAACAGGCATCACTAAATGGTAGGCGTGATGCAGAACAGGAGTTTGGCTGCAACCCCTGTAGTGAAATCATCCTGCGCCCGTATCAGTTCTGCAATTTGTCAGAGGTCGTGGTGCGTTCATCTGACACACAACAGTCACTGACGGAAAAGGTTCGCCTAGCTACCATCTTAGGCACGTTCCAATCTACACTGACAGAATTTAAATACTTACGTAATGTGTGGAAAAAGAATACAATGGAAGAGAGGCTATTGGGTGTGTCTTTAACAGGCATCATGGATAACGCCATGATGTCAGGCAAGTCAGCACATCTTGGCATGAATATTAGTGCTACGCTTAATGCACTAAAGGAACAGGCTATTAACACCAATGCAGCTATGGCTGAACAGCTTGGCATCTCACAGTCAGCAGCTATAACCTGCGTGAAGCCATCTGGCACTGTCTCACAGCTTGTTAATAGCGCGTCAGGTATTCATGCCCGTCACAATCCATACTACATTCGTACCGTGCGTGGCGACAACAAAGACCCGATTACGCAGTTCCTTATCTCTGAGGGTATTCCTGCAGAGCCTGACGTAATGAAGCCTGACAGCACAACAGTGTTCAGCTTCCCGATGAAGTCACCACATAGTGCCGTGACACGGTTTGACATGTCTGCTATTGAGCAACTTGAACTATGGTTACTGTATCAGCGTCACTGGTGTGAACACAAGCCGTCTGTTACCATCTCCGTCAAAGAACATGAGTGGATGGAAGTAGGAGCGTGGGTGTACAATCACTTTGATGAAGTATCAGGTATCAGCTTCCTGCCATTCAGTGAGCATACGTACAAGCAAGCACCCTACCAAGATTGCACCGTTGAAGAATATGGTGAGATGCTAGAGCGTATGCCAAAGGCAATTGATTGGGCATGTCTACAAGACTACGAAAAAGAAGATACTACATCTGGCGGTCGTGAGTTAGCATGCACGGCAGGTGTATGTGAAGTGGTTGATATTGAAGCAGCATGATTGAAGGTTCAGACATGCCTAACTGGTGGCAGTGGTGGTTGTTATTCGCCATCACTGTCAACACCGCTATCAACGTAGTCGTGTTCTTCAAGCACAGGTTCAGGCAGCAGAAAGGTCTTGACACATGAGCCAAGAGAAACTAATATGGAAGCAAGGTAACGGATGGGTACAGTACAATCCACCCCGTCATCACCCTTGCTATGAAGAGTGGATGAAACGAAAGGAGAAACAGAATGAAGGAAAAGATGATTAGTGTGTTAAAAAATCATGCACAAGCAAACGTGCATTTACACATGATGAACATTGAAACGTACTTCAAGAATCCTGCAGGTATTGGAGAACACTCTGATATCATGGAAGCTGTACAGGCCGAACTAGATAAAATGGCTGTACACGAAGACCGTCTCGCAATCCTAAACAACTGGCCCGAAGGAGAGTAAAATGCAAAGCATGGAACCACAAACTAAAGACCGTAAGAAGTTTGATATTGACCTAGCGTATGGTAAAATACGTGAACAACGGGTAGCAGACATGCTTCAGGACAAGAAGATTGAAGTCAAGACTGAGCGTGGTAACTTTAGCAATCCCAAGAGTTGGGTGCATACGGGCAACATAGCTATTGAGTTTGAAAGTTATGGAAAGCCCAGCGGCATTAATGCTACAGAGTCTGATTACTGGTTCCACAATCTGGACATTGGTGATGAAACTTTTGCAACTGTTGTGTTCAATACACAATCATTGAAGCGTATCATCGACAAACTAGATTACAAGCGGACTGTTTCTGGGGGCGACAACATGGCTTCACGCCTGTACTTACTAAACCTTGAGAAGCTGTTTTCCTCTGACGTAATCAAAGCCTTTGAGGAGACTGATAATGAATGAAATACTGGCAGGTCATTTCCAAAACGGTTATGACGCTTTCAGCGAAGTAGACGAGGTATACGTCAAGCGTGTAGGCATTGTGTACCACCAGAAAGCCAACCCCTTGAAGGCTAACGGTAAGTACACCCACTCCTCACATCGTGAGTGGCAGCGCGGATGGAACACCGCCTACTTTGAGAATTTGGAGAAACAGAATGGACTTAGAAAACGAAGCTAAACAGTGGATGAGGGAGAAATATATGTATGGGATAACTGGCACAGCTTACCAAATAGCAGCTTGTGACACAGCTATCTTCCCGAAGAATAAGGCTATGGAGTATCTTACTCTTGGCCTTACCGGGGAAGCAGGTGAGATAGCAAACAAGGTCAAGAAGTTTATACGCGACGGCGCACCGCCGGATGAATACGAGGCAAGAAAGATTCAGATTGCGTATGAGATTGGGGATGTGATGTGGTATTGTGCTGTCCTTGCTGAAGAACTTGGCATGGACCTTGGACATATCATGGAGAAGAACTTAGAGAAGCTGGCTGACAGAAAGAAGAGAGGTACTCTGTCTGGGTCAGGTGATAACAGATGACGGAAGGAAAGAAACTATGGAAGAGAGTCAGTAAGATGGACTTAGGAAACCCTGTAATAACAGCCTTAGTAGGTTTAATTATATTCTACGTAGGCTTGAAGACGTTCTCTGGTGGCATGAAATCTATGGGCAACATAGAACATCTTTCATGGTTCTTGGGCAACCCCTTGTATATGTTTGCAGGTGGTATCATAATGACACTGCTGTGGCAGTCATCTAGCCTGTCTACTACAGCTATTATCGCACTGGTTGCCTCTGGTGCCTTGCCTTTACCAGCAGCTATTGCTGCAGTGTTAGGCGCGAACATAGGCACAACGGGAACAATCTGGCTGGCAGGTTTGTTTGTGTCAGATGGTATGCCTAAAGGAGATACATTGCGTATTGCAATGGCACACACGGGTGTGAACTTGTTTATGGCAGCTACGTTGTTACCGTTTGTGTCACACATAGCACGATGGCTAGGTAGGTTCTAAAATGAGAGAGGGGGCTTCGCGGCCCCCTTTTTAGTCTTTGATGTAGTCAATCATCATAGCTATATGCTTTGAGTTTGCCATACTTGGCTTTCTCTCATCTTCTTTTAAACCTATTTCATCGCCAAATTCGTTTATCAAAAAAGGTAGTGCGGTAAATGCAGCACGTCTTTGTGATGGTTTCATCCGTCTAAACTGTTGATGCAACTGAAGCAGTTCAGTTAACTCCACATTAACTGGTTTACCATCTACAGTTGTTAGGTCGTCGCGCCTCTGGTTAGTGACCTCTTCTGACTCTGCGGTAATGATACCATCTACTTCCCTTTTGTATCTGCTAATCTCTTCCTCAATAAGATTAGTTTGCTGAACCCGCACAAAAGCCTCGTCTGATAAATCTGCCCTTGCCTCTGCAGTACGCATCCTAGCCATGTCCTTAAAAGTTCCGACGACTTCTTTACTCTGAACAGCCTCTACTATAGAGGGCAATACAGACCTTAGTACCTTTGTTTCGTACCTTTGAAATCCGGGCGATATTGTACGAGGGCGAAGTTTATAATCAGCAAAGCCCAGTCCCATTAGAAACTCACCAGTTTCGCTCACATCTTTTCGCTGGGTGATACCTGTAAATACCTTAGACAATGAGCCAACACGTGGCTCGACATCTCCATCTTGGAATAGTGTTTCACGAGCAGGTCTTTTTTCCTCATCAGAGGGAGAGAAGAATGTTGTCATCCCTCTCCTACGTGGCGAGTCTAAAAATCCTTTTACAAACGCGCTGTCCTTTCCAAAGAACAATGTGCCAGTGGGATTCGGCTCATTACGATTGTCCACATACTCATCTGGTCTATAACCTAATGCCCTCTGCGTCTCTATGACCTGATTAAGAGGTGTTAAATATGTCGTTGCGTATTCACCAAACAGTTTACCCAGTGTCTCTATGCTTTTTTCTCCGGCACCAGCATCGACACTAGAAAAAATATTTGCAATGTCTTTGAATAGAACGCCACCAGAGCCTGTACGAATATTAGTTCCTACAAAGGCTTCCATTCCTTCTCTGAATCCTGAAGTTTCCAACCATTTATTGAGACTTCCATCATCGTTTCTTTTACCTAATTCTGCTATCCACAAAGCCTGACGAAGTATAGGAGACTGAGCAGAGGTGTCCAACAAAGTTCCGTCATCTTTACGTAAGAATTTGTAGTCAGCAGGCGCGTCTTCACTGTTACGATATTGTATAGCGGCTGGTAAAATTACAAGACCGCCTATAATACCACGAGATATTTGTCTGCGTTGTGAAGGGGTGATGGGACCACCCTTTTTAAGTGCGGCATCTACAGTTCGTTTAGTTATTTGATATATAGCGGGAACACCAGAGTACTCTCCAGCTAATTCCATACTGTTAAACATAAATCGTGGGAATGGGGCAACTACAGTCAATCCATTACGAGTAATGAAAGATGTCATCTCTCTAAATACTTGTGTCTCTGGTTGTTTAGCGTATGTTATGTCTAGTGCTTTATCAACAGAGGCAGATAGCAACTCCTTAAAAGGCGTATTACCTGTTCCTACAAGGTCTGGTGAATCATTTAACAAATCGGACATCTTACCTTGATTAATTGTGTCAATAAGGTCTATGTCATATTCACGCTTTACAAGACGTTCTAGTTCAGCAGTAAATGTACCCCGCCGAATCAGGTATTCCTGCCAGCGGTTTGGGCCATTGATTACATCTACGCCTTTTTCCGCAGCCGATAATATATTATCTAAAGCACCGCCAGCACCCGCGCCTTGAGAGCGTCTAATTTCATTAATTTGATTGAACATGCGGTCAGACTGTGTCGCCAATTCAGGCCGGTCCAGTATGTAGTCCGTATACTCTTTCATGTGATTGTAGTTACGTGGGTCAAAGGTGTATTTAAGATGCCTGAAACTGTCAGCCCAATTACCCTGTACATCAACAAGGCTGCGACTACCTGCGACTAAACCATCCTTGCTGTAGTTGTATAGTGCTGTGTCAAATACGTTTTGTAGCCCCTCAAGAGGCGCACGTACACCGGCAGATGAAAGGTTACGGGCAGCAGTAGCAAGCTGTGATACAAGTAAGCCACGACGGATGTTTTCTACTCTAGTAAAGGTTCTGAAAAATGTATTTTGTGTATCGAGTAGCTTTGCTTCTTTCATTTCAGAGACTTCGTTTCTAGGCTTTACCCGCCTAGTAATCTCTTGGAAAGCACGTAGAGTTCTACCCGCATCAGACACGGAGCCTACCATCATGGTAGCGTAGTCTTCAAAAGAAAGGTCGTACTTGTTTAACAGAGAGAGAAGTTCGCCTTCTGGAACTATTTCTTGGTCAACAGACAATTCAAAGACAACATCTACAAGCCTCTTGCCAGAACTAGGGTCGTAAGTAACGCCAGCTTTTTTCATAACGTCGGCTGCTACAGCAGTAAACGCCTCAAAATTTTCTGGCTTAATTGATGGCCTTGTTAGGGCGTTTACATTAAACATAAATTCAGGAACTTCGCCTGTTTCTGCTGTTTTTAACAGGTCTAGCTGTCCAGTAGTTTCAACTCCCTGATTGTCTAATAGGTTTCTTCCTACCTCCCTATATTTTTTTGGGTCAAGAACAAGCAAGCCATCTTTTTCTGTTGATATAATCTTGCTTTCATCAAGTATGATGTTAGGTTTTGTCATGCTACGCGCACCAATGCTTTGCTCAAACTGCTTGATAAATTCAGACCTAAGTCCTGCATTAGCATTAGCAGCTTGAACCGCAGCAGCCCTACGCTCTGCGCGGGTGGTTTTTTCAGCTAGGATAACGCCATCAATCTTCTTAAACTTACTTGTCTCTGCAGCAACGGCACGTGCTACCTCTTTTACTTCTTTAGAGGAAAGTCCCGATGCCAAGCGTAGAGATGTTGCTGGCAATATTCCACCTGACATGGTTTCTAAATAAGTTAAGAAATTGCCAGTTTCTCTGGCAAAACTGTTTGCCGCACTTCTAGGGTCCATACCCACAGACATCTTATAAAAATCAGGGGCATTTTCTTGCACTCCCTCAAAGAAAGCCTGTGCTACATCTTTATATGCGGATGTCGTGTAATCTACGGATTTTCCTAGAGCAAGTATGGTGTTGAATGCTTCTGCACCCATTCCGTAGTCACCTGCTGTCTGCAGGAATGACTTTAATGCACCATCGTCTAGGTTAGGGAATACTTTCTCTTCATAAAATGTTTCCAAATCCCCAGAGAAAGTTGACATGCTGAAAAGATTACCGGCCCCTTCTACGCCAGAGGCAGCTTCTAAATCTTTATTTCTTTCAGCAATTCCTTGCATGGCTTTAGACAGCCTATTATCTCTATTAGTTGCAAGGGGAATAACATCAGATGGGGTGCCACCATACGCTTGAACAGCGGCATCGCCCCGCGCTTTTAGTTCTTGATAGTACGGGTTTTCATCTTCTGCCAGAGAGGATTGTTCATAGTATTCGGCGGTAGCTTCAAAGGCGGGTATGGCTAACTGAGCCATAAGAAGTTCTTCTTCTTTGGTAAAGACAACTGGAGTGCCTTGTGCCTGACGTTCTTCTTTGTCACGAATAGAAGCAATTAATTCTTCGCGTGACTTTTTGTCAGCATCAAACTTTTCTTGAGCGAGTGATTGGAGGTTTGTAATTGAACCGTCTTGCTTAACAACACGGCCTGATGACACAAGACCGCCAGACGACTCCGGCTGAACTTGAGAGGGACGACTACTAATAATTGATTCAGAAGATGCAATGGAATTAATCTCTGAACCCACCACTCTTCCAGAAGGTTTAAGTTCCATAATTAATTCCTATCTAAAGTTAATTCCTGTCCACACTTCGACTCCTTCACCGCCACCCGGTACCGGATATCGCACTATGTCACCAATTTTTAACTGTTTTGATTGTGCCAAACTTTTAGCATCTTCAAAATTAGCAACTTCTTTAATGTAGTCAGGGCGAACCTTTTGCCCATTTTCTTGTTCTATAAAATTATCACCGAACTTATCGACGTATTTTTGTACTTCAGGGTCAAAACTCAAGCTAAAATATTTGTCTATTTCTAAGGGCAATGCAACACTATTATGTGTATCATTTACAGAATATAGTTGTGTCCTAGCATTTTCCATTTTTCCAATGAAGCTGATGTACTCTTCCCTACCTGTTCCAAACTTTAACTTTATTCTATCTGAAAAGGGGGATACAGGCATTGCATATTTTTCATTTCTAAAAGACTGACTAATTGTGCTGTTAATATAACTAAGAGCAGTAGAAGGTGTAAATACATCTTTAGATGGGTCAGAAGAAGTTTGCGCCTTTTGTTCTTTCAAAATCAAATCACGCTGTGCAATCTTTTTAGCTAATTCTTCTGGAGTAACGCCGCTGTTAGGTAACTGCGCCTCTACAATTTCTACTCCAAGTTTAACTAACATATTATCTAAAGTTTTTTCTGGTTTATCTTCAGGCGCACGTCCTGCAGCAGATATCATTGCATTATGTTCAAGATAACCCTCACGTTCTGCTTCTAACGCGACAATCTTGTCTGCATTGTCTTCAGGACTTTGACTGTACTCTTGAAGAAGTCCAGCTATTTCATCTAGCCTGTCGGCTACTTTAAATGGTTTATCTTCATCTTTCTTTTCAATATTCTTAAAAGCAGTTATCCGTCCTTGATAAGACGTAATTACATCTTGATTAGCTTCATCACCTTTTTCTCGTTCGTTTAGAATAGACTGAGTATAATATGTAATTGCCTCTTTAGGTGTATCAAATTTAAGTTCTTTTGCATCTTTGCCAAAGGAAGTCTGCATAGCCGCCATGTCGATGTTAAGCGTACCCAGTGTAGGAGCATCTATAACGCGACTCTCACCAAGCACACCAGCCTTTGCTTCAAACTCACTAAGTTGCTTAGCTGGGTCTGATACAAATAAACCACCAAGGCCGTCCGCTCCACGCCCTGCTAAGTATCTCCTTGCTATAGAAGGGTCGTATTCTGCACGGGGGCCAAACAGAGAAATAAATTCACTATCAGACATGTCGGCAAATTCATCGGCACCCTTTACATTGTAGAAAGTAGAGAAATCTCCTTCAGAGTCTTTTTCAAGGAATGAGTTGTACTGATTAAGTGTATTATTTACAGCAGTGCTGCCACCCTGTGCAATGCGGAAACGTGTGGCGGCATCTAGTCCTGTCATAGCAAGAGATGCCATGCCTTGTTCAAGCAGCTTGGCATCACGCTCTGCTTCTTTTTTCTTGTCGAGATATACCTGCGTACCCAAGTCCAGTGCTTTGTCAGTCAGCAGGTTTACACGCTGCTCCTGTTCTTTAACACGCTCTGAAATAGTTTGCGCTGCACCTGCGAATACTGCACCAATATTAAATCCCATCACATTCTCCGCGCCATCAATCCAGTAGGTTCAGGTTTATCCATAGGCTGTTCTTCTTGCATATCAGGTGTATCTGGTGTGCTTTGTGATGCTAGTTCTGTAGCATCCATACCCATAGCCTCTAACTCTGAATCAATCTTCTGCTTTACTTTAGCTATAGTTGTTTCACTGTATCCAGTGTCGCCCATTCTGTCGTCTTCAGTGCCTACTGTGTATTTTACACCAGCTTGCTCTGCTAAATATGCCATCATTTCAATCAACACAGGCATAACAAGGATGCCCACGTCAATAGTGTGATAGCCCTGCATAGCACCGCCTATCTGCATTGCATTAGCGATAGTGGTAAGAGGAATACCCATTTCCATTGTGTCAATAAGCTGTGGCGCAATCTGTGGGTCTACAAGACGTGGGATGTAGTATTCCAGTGCCTCTTCTACAGTGTTATACTGAGGGGGATTTTGCCAAGGACGATTACCCAGTTCAGGTGTAAGAGACTGCCCCGGTATAGGCCCATCAAGAAATAGCTGTGGTTCTTCACGCATTTTTTGCAGCCTCTCTCTTCGCACGAATTTGACTTACATACTTGCCAACCCGCACAAGTTCATTATCGGGCTGCTCATTTACTTTTTCTGGCATGGGTTTTGTCCTAGAAAGCAAGCCCGTATTATCTGCTTCTTTTTCAGGCTCAAGACCCGGCACCTTTAAGTTCATATATGTTTTAATTCCAGCGTCAAACATTATTACACCTTACAATCCAAAGAGGCTACCAACCACACTGCTAGAAGAAGCTGTTAAGAAAGTGCCTATTAAATTACCGAATCCAACAGAAGAGTTATAGTCATTTATCATGTTTTGTATGTCGGCCTTACTGTCTGCACGAAGTTGTTCAATAGCCAGATTAACAACACGGCTACGTTCGTTTTCTGCAGATGTCCATGCCCACTCCATACTGTCGCCATAATACTGCCACATGTTATTGTATGCTTGATTTGAAATGCCTAGCAGAGCATTAGCGTTAAGTTCATTGGCACGATTGATTGCGGCTGTGTCCGCTGTAGCCACCTGTCTGCGCCACTGCGCATTGCTTTGGTCAATGACAAGACGGTTACTAGCATTAAACTGGTCACGTTGATTATTCAACTCTGCATTAAAACGCTCTACTACGTTGCGTTGACCTGCATTAAACTGTGCCTGTGCATTTGCTTGTGTTGCATTATACTGTGATACGTTATTAGCAAGATTAGCAAAGAACTGGTCAACTTGATTTTGTGAACTTGCATTAAACTGCCGCGCCGCGTTTTCTGCAGCTTGGTCAGTAAATAGCGATTGAATACGTTGTTGGGTTTTAAAGATGTCTGTCTGCTGCTGATTAGACAGATTAGCCATGTCCATCTGCATAAAGTTTTGTGCGTTCATTACAGCAGACTGCTGACGATTAGAAAGGTTAGCCATGTCAAGATTAGACAATGCCGCAGCCTCTGCCATGACAACAGCCTGACTATTACCTAAATTAGCAAGGTTCATGCTATTTGCAATACGACTATTTTCTAAAGCAATTTGTTGGTCTGCAGTAAAGTTCATATTAGCAATATCACCAATACGAGCGGCGTTAGCTACACGGGCTTGGAAGGCTTGGTCAAACTCCTGACCTATAAACTGCGCACGTTGCTGCGCAGCAAGCATGGTGCGTTGTTGTCTGTTAGACAAGTTCTGCTGTTCAAACTGTGCAAAAATACCTGCGTCTGCTTGTGCAACAGGCAACGCAGACTCCATAGCAGCTTGTACAATGGCTTGACCAGCAATGCTTGATGCACCTAGCCCACGTGCCGCCATAGCCTGTGTAGCGGCTCTCATGGCCCCTGCAGCCCATACTGGCGTTTCACCGCCTTCAAACTGCTGCATTAAACCATCAAGCTGTCCTTGCACTGTGGCTTGTTTGGACGGAGTAGCTTCTGCTGCTTGTACCTGTTCAGTAAACTGTGCAGCAGTTTGCGCATCTGCAACGCCCGATATAAGTTCACCCTGTTGTATTTCACGTTGCACAGGGTTGTCCATAAGAATGGCATTACCTTGTGCGGCATTAACATCACCTACAGAGGAAGCTGTTTGCTGCGCTGCTAATACTTGCGCTTCAGGGCTTACAGTTCCCTGCGCTGCTTGAGTTGCGTTCAACGCAGCACCCACTGCAGGTGCAGCTTGTGCAGCCTTCATTACGTTAGCGTTAGACTCTTGTGGTGCTTGTGCAAAAGAAGTGCCAGCCATTTGAGTGGGTATGGCTACATTACCCGTTACTTGACCACTTGTTGTAGCAATTTCCTGACGAGGGTCTATCGTTGTGCCTTGAGCCGTCACTGTGGCACCTGTAGGCAGTCCCGGAGTTTGTAACATTTGTGCTGATATGTCAGCTATAGTTGGAGCAACCTCTTCAGTAACTACATTACCGTCAGGGTCAGTAATGGGTTTCATATAATTAGGATTAGGAGTTTCCCCATCTGCAAGAAACTCGTTAGTGTCCATCTTAGGCTTAGTTACTTTTGTGAACCCTTGTGTGGGTACATACGCCTGTCGCAATGCCGGATTACTGCCGAACTGCGGGTCCAAAGGGGGTCTGGCGATTGGGGTAGCTTGAGATGCTA